TCTCCATCGGAACCAGACTCATATTCATAAGAACGAGACCCAGAAATAGAATGACGTAATTTAGCGCGGGCGCCGTAGATGGATCCACTGGCGAATCTAATATCATCGGTTATCGTGTTCGACTCTAAGCGGGTGAATGATTGGTCTTTTAAGAAGAAGGAGGCAACTTCACCAAAAAAGTTATTAGCCATCATACCATAAATCGGATCGCCGGAGGTGGCGCCCCATGCGCTACTTACAAATAAACTCATGGAAGGATGCGGTTCAACATCTAAAAAGCTAAGCCCGTTGAAATATTGCTCAGGTTCCACTATGGCTTCAAACGGAATTCTCATATCCCAAAATTCTCCGCCCTCATAACCCGTAATCCCACTACTGCCACTACCAGCCGATGTAAGGCCCCAATTATCTGTATTGGGGCCTTTGGCCACGCCATAATAATTCGATGTTCTATCAACTTTGGTCTCATCCACAACAATAGGATAATCGACCGCTAGCCCTGATTTAATAGAGTTATATAGAATTCCAGGAGCAAACAAGGTTTGGAATAAAGGTCTCAAAGCGCCGGCGGCTTGCTGTGGTTGTACTAATTTAGGAAAGCCATAGTTGGCCGTGGTTGTGTCTAGGCCCGCAGTAGACAAAGCGTTCCCAATTAAGTTTTCTGCATACGAACGAGAAAACTGAGAGACTAGATCTAATGTACGCTGGGCTGGGTAGAAGCCTTTATAAGGGTTAAAACGAATGGCGGCGCTGCATATTAAACGAATCTCTTTGGCTGTGAGAAGCGAATCACTCTTCACTTTAAGGAAATCCTGCATAAATTCGGAATTAGAAAAATCTTTGTAAAATGAAGCTGTTGCGCTAGTATAAATTGTGCCAGGAATAGTAAAGGTGTCAATTTTATCTCGGCATGCGTTTACTCCATATCTAAGATAATCTTCCACATGTTCACTAATTCGGAATTCGGGCACAATCGAATAGCCTTTTGCCAATAATTTAAGATCATGTCTAAAATCGTCGTATTCATTAAACCATGGCTCAGAAGGATGGCTTTCAAAAACAGTCGTATCATCACTTTTAATTAAAATCCCAGCTTGTGTGTTTGTTTCCCACTTGGCTTCGCCCGAATATAATTCCAGTCTTTCTGTAAAAGTACCCGGTCCGTAAGTTTCAATGGCAGCCGGACCCTGCGGTGATCGCGGCGAGCGGCGGGTCGACAGCATATGTTTCCGAGAATACAGTCCGCCCATGCGCAGCATGCGGGGGGCCCGATAGTCAATCCCTTCGCCGGGTGTGCCGGAGGACGACAGGGTTCCGGTGAAGAAAGAAAAGTAGTTGTTCTGTAATTCTCCTGCTTTGCCTTGAACAGAAAACGCAAACTCACTAGGGGCGCTTCCCGTGACCGGACCAGTGCGTGTTTCGAAATCTTCTTGTGCGTCTAGTGGCCAACTACTTTGCGATAACATAATGGTTATATTAAATGAGTTAGGCTCGGCCGAGCCCAGTGTGACCCTGTTATCTAAGCTGTCTCTCCAAAATTTATTATCATAGTCTATTCTCTCAGTAGAGTAAGACATGAATTCGTTACGTGCAGAGGGGAACAAAGCTTCAGTATAAGCAATCCAATTTAAATTATAGCCCTGGGTGCGGCTAGCACCAATTAATTGATAGAAGGGCGTCGTTGTAATATCAATAGTAGGAAGTACATAATCTGCTAAGTCTACCGAACCAAAATATATTAACTCATTATTGTTTGTAGCTTTAATGGTGACTGTATTGGGACGACTCGAATTTCTGTCGCGCGCCGAGAGAGGGGATGTGGGTGCATCAAAATTAATTAAAGCGGGCCGGCCTCGTAAAGAAAGTGGATGAAGGCGATAGCGTGATAAAACATCATTTTCATCTGCCACTGTTATTTCGTTAGCGCGTCTTTCGCCCATTGTAACGGGATTGCTCTGCAGGTGTGTCTTTTTCCAATTCCACCCATAGGTAGTGCCGCGGCTCGTCATTAACAAATTGAAGAAGTTTGCAGCAGAACCAGTAATGGCAACCGAAACTGCTGCATCCGTTCCCTCGATAAAAACTGAGTTAAAATAAGAATTAGGAGAAGATGCCGTCGGGAAACCTAATATATTATTTGTGGAAGCTGAAAGAGGATCTAGTGTAAAAACAGCTACTCGTGTAGTTGGCTGAAATAAAGTTGGTAGTGTAGAGGAAGAAACGCTACTGGCGGATACAAAATCAAAATATGAGACAATCCCCGCAGAACTAGAATAATAACCTGCAAGTGCTCCATGAACCGGGGCAAAACTCAAATACCGATCAGAATTAGGATCTGCTAAGGAGGTCGTAAACCACGAGTATTGTCTATCTGATCTCGGAATTTGATACTGTACAAACCAGTTGTCATAAAGGGCGCCTGTAGTAACAGTGCCATAATTTTCTATCTGGGTTAAGCGATTTTTAGTATTACGATTGATCTTATAGGCTGCGGGTAATTGATCATATACTTTTCCAGGAAGATTATCGGACGCCGTCACATTTAGTGAATCTCGACCAAATTGAGCGCTGTGACGGGCTAGGTGTGCCCGCATCCCAAAATCTTTATGATGAATATCGCTCACTCGAATGCCGGGGCCGCCAGCGCCTGTGGCTTCTGAAAATGTCCCACTAGGCCCTTGGGAAGGCTTAATGACAGATAAGTTTCTATTAAGCAAACTATTATAAACCGAGAATTCTGAGCCACGGATATCCAAATATCCTCGGGACATCACTTCCATTCCTCCGGGGGCCGCAAATCTTCCTGTGATGATAGATTTACCAGCAGCACTCGTTAAATAACTTACCGAATAATCTGAAACAAATTGGAAATGTTCTTCATCTGTTCTGTGGAGACTCAGCATAGAGCGACCTTGCGTACTGCGCGTTAACTCAGTAGGCAAGGTGGGTTGATTTTCAATAAAATTTCGTGGGTTAGCAAACGCGCCGACGCTGTGTAGTATTTCGTAATTGCTGGTATAATTTCCCAGTGGGGTGGATCCTGTGACGATCTTTAAGTTTTTAATGTTCAGGGGGCTCTTAGCAATAAAATCGCGATAGTAAACAGCTTTTTGCGCTCCGGTTAAGGGATAGGGGCGAACACTCTCCTCATTTGCTTCAGGCCACGGATAGTCGGCGCCTGCCATCCCAATGGCACCACTTGTACTAGTGGTTCCAGCGCACTGACCTAATAATATTTTCCACGCTTCGGGCCTATTGGTATAATCATCGCTACCTGTATTTAATTTTATATGACGTGATTGATGGCCCCCCACCGCATAATTCGTAAATGGCCCCTGCATGGGTACTTCAATGAATGTGCCATACCCATCATGATGCAAATTAGTAATTTGAATATTACCGGTAACTCGGTCAATGACCTGTTTATTGAATCCCGATGAAACGGCGGGACTAATAATGTTAAAGGGAAACACATATGAAGATTTCACATTAGCATAGCCATATCCATTTTGCCAATTGCGGCCGTGATTAACGGGGAGATATCTCTTATATTTGGCGTTTACATCATTTAGATCGGTGGTTTCATGGTATCCTTCCATCTCGTCTGTAAATCCTACCAGAATGTTTTCTGGCACATATACATTGTTTTCTGTATTAACCGGCCCAGCGGGATATAGTGCGTTATATGTAAAATTAATATTTTTATTATTGGTAAAGTTAGTACCCCCTTTAAGGGAGAGAGCCCCGGTAGAAAATGGACTATATGCTTTCAATAAAAACGTTTTTGCTAGCCGATTAACCGCAAAACTACGTGCAGTGCTTTCGGCTATGCCACCACTTCCAGAAATGAAACTAATACTTTGACTTAAATGAGGGTTGTTGTATACCACATCTCTAACAATATTTCGTTGTTCATCCACGGTGCTATTGCGTGATGTAATTTCGTCTGCCTGTCGTAGGGCACGGTGATCCCAATACCATCTTTTAATTTCAGTGGAGCGGGGCGATGAAGGCAATGGAGTAGAACCCTCTACATAAGGATAACTCGATGCAAATACGCCTTCTAGCGCAGCATTAAGATCTGGCTCTTCAAATTCTATTGTAGGGAATTGGCTTTTATATTTATTTCTTTCCAAAACATGGCTTTCAACCGTATTAAAAATATCAGGATTAAAATCGGCCGATGCAGGCAATAATTGTCCTATAATTTCTGCGAGTGCATCATCAAACCACTTATAGTAGGTAATAAATTTTTCTACTTGTTGAACATCGGTGACGCGGCGAAAAAACGTTTCTCGTAGTTTTTCCATTGTTTTGTAACGATCTCGATAACGATTAACAGGCTCTCCAACGATATTATTAAAATCAACCACCCCTGCAAAAAATTGCAGCATTTCTTGCGATATAGCAGCATATTGACTTTTTTCTAGAACATATCGGTAGCTCGGAATAGAATTGGGAGAATTAGCAAGATCACTCCCAAATACCACATCATCATCAGACAAAATTTGAATCATATCTGACGCCACCACCATTTCTGGATCAATAAATTTAAATGTATTGATGGGGGTTTTATCAACTACATTTGTAGCAGAGCCACTAAATCCATAACCATATCCACTATATTGATAGCCGGCGATGTCCCCTACCCATCCATAATTATTGCGTATTAGTGTGGATCCTGAACTATAGTCAGTTACATAAAAATTACCCGAAGAATCCGATGAGGTCACATTACCAAAATTCCAATCTAAAAACAACATGTTAGAATTTAATATATCGTAGCCTACATTGTTACTATCCAACGGTGAAATATGCTGATAGGATGAAGAAATTCCGATATTATTTACATCGAATAGGTGTTGTTCAAGACTAATATCGTCTAAGTACTTGCCCCAATATCTTATCCCTCCTATACGAACATCAGAAGGGGCCAATAGGGTTCCGGTCATGTTTGTGCGATGGGCGCCGCCGAAAACTCGTTTTGCCCCCTTTAACAGAGAGGAGGCTTCTGACACAACAATAGAAGAAGTTAGATAAAAACTCTCTTTAACATATCCCAGTTCGGTATTTATTCCTTTAAAAATTACATCGTACGAGGCGGGAGACGATCCAGAAACCATATCGGCGAGAGGGAAGTTCTTTGGCTTTATTCTTACAGAAAAATTCCATTGTTGATTATCATAAACATTAAAGAAAACACTACTTGTAAGCTCTGGAAGAGGGAAGGGAGCCAGAGAGGAGGTTAATTTAAAATAAACATCAGCGGACTCTCGCTCGGAGCGAACGGCAAATATTTGAAAATTGGTTTTATCTGACGCAAAAAAAGTTGGATCCGACTCATCATCAACAGATGCTGAGTACATTCCAAACAATGAAATGGTAAGTGGTTGTCGATCTACCGGGTCATCTGGGCCCAACACATAAGATGGAAACTGTACATCTGCTTCTAATGTAAGTCCATAAGGATTTTCATTGGTCGCGGCATCTTCGCTCCCCGAAATGTATCCGCGCGATTCTCCATTGCTTGGATCTTGCGCCTGATATACCACGCTCTGTAAATTATTTGCATTATTTAAATTAAGATAATTCTTATTGACAGTAGTTTGTTGAAGATTATTGGAAAGAGTATAAATATTATTGTCAGAATACGCATTTAGTTTAACCAGTTCTTCGCCCGCATGAAAACATCTCAATATATTACGAACAGCTTTTTGTGTTCCTTTGGCTTTGTAAATATTAGCAATGTTATTGTAGAGATTAAGGTAAATTAGATTTTTAGTTTCTGTTAAATCTCCTTGAAATAAAGTTGTATCATCGCGATTTAAAAATTTCTCCATCACATCTGCATCAATAAACAATTCAGGCGAATATAAACCCAGCGACTGAGGGAGATGTTCAGCAAAAGGAAGAGGCGTATAGGCGCCACTTGTATATAAAGTATTCTTAAAGGTGGGGAGAGCAGAAATGTAAGCATGAATTTTATCGAAATAGGCTCCCATAATGTGGGTCACAATATTAATATTATTGGTTTCGCTTAACTCATCGTCTTCCAAAACCCAACTAGGAATCAAATCTTTAAAGGCAGCATTATTATTGGCATCATGATAAGAACCACTGGCCAGCAAATTTTCTTTTAAAGTGCTTACTTCTGAATTGGTGCTATAAATAATGGGATCTCGATATTCCTGAGTTGAAGCAGAGGCTTCAATTATCGCTGAACCTGTCGAACGTGCTGCAGATTCATAACCTGTCCATGTTCCATTAGAAAGGCGCCCACTATAATCCAGTACGCTACTATCCGTCGTGCTATCTCCGCTTATTCCTTCATTAAATTTATAATAGACCCCGAGAGTCGTGTTCGCAATATCAGTATTTGTGCCCCCTCGTACTTGTGTAAACCAATCTTTTCCAATTTGTTTACCGGTTCTCATAACTTTCCAATATCTAAATTCATCAACGGAGCCACTAAGTTTTCCGGCGCCGATCATGTTTTCTACTTCTTGTGAATTACCACCCGCGCCAGAAGGGGCTGTTAATAAAGCTCCCAAGCGACCTGTCATGTTTTTAGAATTGATTTCATTAACAGTAGTACTAGTTGCAGTATTAATATCATTAATTCTACCATCTACATAAAGTTTGGTAATGAAATCGCTTCCAGTGTTATACATTACGAGAGCGTAATGTTTCCAATCATCAAATGTATCAACTGTAATATCTGTCCCAATACTCTGTTCAAAAATGCCCGTGGCGCCGGATTGGGCCGTCAGTCTAAAAGGAGAGCCTGCCGATAAACCATTGAACATTACGGTAATTCTTCCATAGTGGGGATTCGGATTAGTTCCGGCGGCGCCGGCGTAAGCACTAGAAGATAACTCATTGTTCCAAACATCTACCAAAACTTGTTTATTGGTTAAGGACAAATCGATAGAACCTGTTTTCGTCCAAAATTCAATCGTAACACCTTTATCAAAATCGGCTTTTAAATTAGATTCTCGGGAACCACTTCCATAGCCTGCTGGCAAACTTGCGGACACATATAAATCAGTTTCATAAAGATTAGAAAATTGTAGCTTCGAAGAATAAGGATCTCTAAACAGTTGAGGGGTTGTTTTGTTACCGTCATAAATTGTATGAGGACCCCCTTTAAGATCGATATATTCCAAAGAACTTGGCAGTCCATATCCACTTTGAAGGCTCCCACTTAATGTTCCCCACTCGTCCGAACTCATTATAATGTGGCCGTTAGTACGAGGATATAAGTTATTAAAAATATACTTTTCAATATCCAGAGAATTATTATAAAATTGATTTATTTCTGCGTCTGATCCGTCATAAGGATAAAAATCAATAATTCTCTCTATCGCTGATTTATAATAAAGATAGGCCGATCCATATTTCGCAAAGTTTTTAGGATCAGTATAATCTATCTGTGGAACAAATGTGTCTTGCTTTAATTTAAGCGCATTAACATTTCTTACCGATTCTGCATTTTCAAATGCTTCTTGTTCAGTAATGTCTCCAAGATAATTTCGTGATGTGTCAGCACCAAAAAGTTTCTTAATACTCATAATTTTCTACTCTAAATTTAAACACCTGATCTTGCTCTGTCCAACTGCTTAATTCTTCGTCATAAAATGCAAATTTAAATGCGTATTCATAACCTGGATCTAATAAGTTCATATCGAAATCAAAATAATTACCCGACACATCATACGATAAGGCCGTATGAAGATCGCTTCCTGTACCATAGGGAATCGCGTCGTACGCGTCTAGGGTTCGATATACTCTATAAGAAGCACTCACAATCGTCGTTGTTTCAATATTAGAGTTTGCTTTAGTATAAATATTGGGGCTCCAATATTTATCTCGCACATACAAATTAAATCGAGCAGATTGGCCAGCGCGATATTTTTCTTGTAAATTAGTAATATTTAAATAGTATACAGGGTGACGATTACTTTGGCGGCCCGTAAATGTTAGGGGTTTTATTGTTCCAGTAAAATATTGAGTGATCGCATCAAAGGCACTCGTCGTTGAATCACTTCCCGTAAACCATACATCATAAATTGTTTTAAGAGTAGTGCTTCCTGTCAAGGCAAAGGAAGCGCTATAAATTCCAGTGGAAACAATGCCTCCCGTGATCACCAACAAATTAGTACTACTCACATGTCCGGCATCATCGGGAGATAAAATTTCAGTGCTTCCGGTCGTGCCAGATACGGGAACCGTAGAGGGAGGGACATCCTCCCCATCGCCACCTTCATAAAAACCGCCCGTAGAGCCAGAAAAGATACTTACATAAATTCTTTTATCGTCACCCAATGCAGGAATCTCTTTTAACCTTCCACGTACATAATTGTATAAATAAATGGTATTTAAATTATCACTTGCGGGGGCTAGCGCGCTGCTCAAATAAAAGTCTCCTCGATCATCAGTTATGCGGCTATCCCAACGTGCCTCTAAAACAGGGCGCTTGAAAAAATATTGAGAACCTCTTGCAAAAAATCTTTTAGTATAATAAGAGCGAGTTGATCCACTAGGATTATAAATTACACTTTGGGTGTCATCTAGTGCATCAAGAGCTAGCTGGCCTGGAATACGAGACACCACAGAATTTGCAGAACCGGATTCAAATGCTTCATAACTTGCTGAGAGATGAACTCCTACTCCGTAATTTGAATAAGTACCGGCAATCCATTGTTCAACCAATGGGGTGATATTTACTTCCACGTTTTCTAGGCCACTGGCAAAATCTTGCGTAAATGTAAATATTTCAGTATTCACGACACCTGCCACATTCCCACCGGTAATATAAGAGCCGCCGGCTAAAACAGTGTTACTGATATCAGTCCAATAGGCTGTGTTTGATGCGCTCATCCAATTGGCGCCCGTGTTTCCCTTAGTAAGATCTTTATATTCCTCTAAATCTAGTCCCACTCCTTCCTGCCACGACTGTGATACGGCTAAGATAGTAAGAGTATAATCAACAGGAACAGTTTTTGAATGAGAGGCATTGAACAATCGCAAATAATAGCTTACGCTTCCGCTAGCCGGAATGACACTATTAGTTCGATCCGTAGAGATATCTGTGATGGGAAATTTAACTAAAATTCGAGATAATTCTGCCGAACTCGTAGTAATACGGCCGTAGATAGAAAAAGTCTCCATAATGTCCGCTAAACCTGCATTGGCGCCGGTTCCACGAGTGGTTAAATTTGATTGGTAGGCATTAACAATTGTTGTATCTGCGGATGCCGTATACCTTTTAATGGCCATTATCTAATCTTTCCTGTAATATCGGTTGCCGCATATTTAATTTCAAAAATTGCATTTTTAGGAGCTATTAAATATGTTCCGTCGGGAGATAAGTTATCATTAATTTGTACTTCTACACCAGAGTAATTGTTGCCCAGTCTATTACTTATCATCACCTTCATAACATCCAAAACACCAGGTACATTTTTTAATTCTTGATAAATATTACTAATATACATGTGCTCGCCAATATAAAACGGCGTTGCAAATTTATTTCCTAAAGTTGTAATACAATTGTCTAATAAACTAAATTTGTCCACACCACTAGAAGCTCTTACTACAAACTCAATCCCTAAATTAATGATATAGGGATCTAGGATATCAATAGTGTCGTTAATCATTCTATATTGATTGAGCCATACCTTTAAATTGTTCTTAATAGTAGAATTGGTTTGAATTAATTTTCCAAAACTATCTTCTGAGATAACATACATATTTAAATTTCGTTTAAGAGAGTCGGGGTCTTTTTGAACCGAACATCTTTTAATAGAACCAAAACTAGCCGGCATTCGATAAGCTACGTTTTCATAATCAGCTTGTGTGACCGCTCTGTTTTGGGTCGGAAAAGTATCATAAATGCGTCTTTTAACCTCCGTAGAAGAAAGTTGAGATACGTTACCCATAATGGGTTCTTCGTTGCTGATCTCTAAAGAGTTGCTCACCGTTTCGGCGGTGGTTGCAACTAGCTGTGTTATGTCACTAAAATTAACAATAGCACTAGATACCCCTGTTAGGCCTCCTACCGCAATATTCGAATTTGTAGGGTTTGTAGTTCTATAAATCACAGTCAATGTGGTATTAGATGGAACTATTCCTAAATTTTCATTTTCAATTAACCGAGTAGGATCAAACGTTGTGTCTGTTATATAATCTCGCGCGAATGCATTAATAGCGACGGTTTGTGGTTCGGCGATTACATTGGTTGCGCCTGACTTGCCGCTTCCAAATTGTAAAAAAGTATTTATTCGATCTCTTTGGACAACAAATTTACGTGAGACAAGATAGGGCTTTATTACCGATGCCACAGTATCTTCTCTAAAATTTATATTAGGGATTTCTTTATACACCATATCTTGTGAAAGATAATCTACCTCATAATATTGATTTCCTTGTGAATCAACTACTGAAACAATTTCAGATACATTATTGCTAGCCAATCGTAAGCGTAAAAATCGCTGATATCCTCCTACCGGAATTCTTTGTTCTTTGAACTCGCCCGAAACAACATTTCCATAAGCTTTGATCGCATATTGTGTAGGAGCGCCGGTCGTCGTGTCAACGCGAGCCGCCACAACTGGGTTTTTGGGATCCGCAAAGTCTACATTTTCAGTCAAAATAAACCCTAATCCGCTCTGAGATGTAAACTTGCTTCCATTTTGAAGAATGGGAATATAATTCTCGTCTGGGCCTACACCTGTTGTGGATGCGGGTACCAACACATACATGGCAATTTTACCGTACGTCGAGGGGCGCCCGGTATATTTATAACCTAAAATTCGTCCATGTCTTAGAACATTATTATATTGATAAGCAGTATCTAAGAATGTCTCATTAACATTATAATCCAAATAAAAGGAAAGTTGGTCTCCCACATAAGCTACGGCATCCAACATTAATGCTCCAAAGGAGCCTTCACTAAAATCTTGAAAGGTATCGGGATAAAATCTTTCTGCAATTTGTATCAAATCATTTTTTATGGTTTGATAATCTCGATGGGTATAATCGATAGGAACTATATTTTTTTGATCGTCTGGCATACAAAAATCCTCAAATTTAAATAGTAATGTTTAACAAATCTTTTACATTGATATTGGGTATTGAATAATTGAGAGAAATCGAAAGAGTATTAACTTCCTGGTTAGTGGTATTAAAGGAAACTGATTCAATACTGACTGCTGGCATATATTTTCTTACTTGTTGTCGGATTCGTGCATCAATTTGAGCTATCGTATCTTGTTGGAAATTTTGAAACAAATATGCCCTGAGTCCCACTCCGTAATCCGGCAACATTACTCTTTCCCCCGGCGTTGTTAAAACTAACATTTTTAAATTTTGACGAACCAAGTGCTTAATTGTTCTTATCATCACAAAACCGTCGGAATCGCTCCGTCGTAAAGGTAGTGCTACACCAAAAGCAGTCATTTTTTCTTATAACCTCATCGTAATATTATAATTATTCCCTAATCCTCTTTTTCGCAGAGTTCACCTTTGGAATTAAAGGGATTAGAGCGCTGCATTCTTTTTTTCCACCATGGTAACAGGCGCTGGCCCGGGGCTGGTTTGAATCTTTCCCTTAGTGCGGCGCTAAAAAGTTTTCCTGCATCATCTTCTGCATCTTTGCTGTCCGGATCAAAATCTCTAAAATTGTAATAAGCTTTAAATATTTTTTTAATACGACTTTTAGAATTTCTTAATAATTGTTTATCCCACTCGTCCCACGTGCGCACAAAAAGAGTCAATTTGGGCCTATCCACTACATTGGCCCATCCAGGGCCACTTAAAGTTGTAGCTATATTTCCATCCACCATTTCTACTGCCATGCCGGGTTTTTCTCCTTCCGCGCCGGCACCAATCGCGGCTCCCGAGGATCCTCTATCCGCGGTGATCTCTCCAATAGAGGATAAAAATGCATAATCATTATAAATGGCAATTAATGAAGTTATTTTATTTAAAGGAAAAATATAATGAGACATTATACGAAATTTATGATCAATCTTCAAAAGGTTAATCAAACATAATAATAATTTACTATCTCCTTCAAAAGGCATAAATTGACTAATAGGCAAATCTAAGGCATCAATTTCTACATATGTGACCTCTACTTTAGAACCGTCTATAACTATTGAAAACTGTAACCCATAACGTACTCCAAGTTCGCCTTTTACGCCAACTACTTGGCCAGAATCTTCGTTGGTCACTAGCTCCATGGTGCCAGGATAAACCTCAGAAATAGTCAAGGCATTATCATTACTCATAATAATTTCCTTAGCTGTGGAAGGCGCATACCTCGTCCCCTCGATACTAATATATTTCTCTATCACGAAAGGACGCGTAGCATCAGTCGAAGGCGTATAATCATATTCTTCCACATCCCCAATTGGAACAGTAACCTTCGTCGCAAAAGGCGCTAATAGATCCTGGGTATCTCCATCTTCAACCTGGAATTCGCCGGCTCTATAAACAATTTCCCCCTCTTCATCTGTATAAACGTGATAGTAGCCCACATATTCCTCTCCTTCTTCAAATTCTGCATCTTCATCATTCTTTTCTTTTACATATAATTCGCCACCGTCAGTATATTGTTCTTCTCCCTCTTCAAAGTCCGTAGCTTCTTCTTTGATTTCTTTGTTCAAATCTAAATCCACTCCTCCTTGTGTAAGGTCTGTTAAAAGATAATAATCCAAATCAAAGATATCGGGAGTCATGCCGAGAATTTTAAGGTTATCTACAAACTTTTCGCCCATATAACCTAATTGCTCCATCACTAATTCAGTTAAAACAATTTTAGCTAAATCCTCTGTCTTTTGGACCGCTTCGAGATTCTTTTCAGCACGATAATTCTTCAAAGTTTTAAAGAAGCTTACAGAACCATCAGATTTTTCTTCTCTTAAATCTTCTCGATCTGCATATTCAAATATTTCTTGTTTATCATTTAATGCTGTAAGGGCCTCTAATACAGTCTTCGGAGGTGTTTCGATCTCACCACTGTCTACTCTTCGTGCATACATTTGAACTGATTGTTCTAAAAACGCATACCAAAACTCTTCATCCTTAAAGGGATTAAAAAATTCTAACCATTTTGCTTCTTGGGCATTTTTAAAACTCTTCTCCATGTCCTCTACAATATAAGATGCATACATGGAACTGTATGTATCTGGAAACTTGGGATAAAATTTAGTAAAGGTGCTCAATGCTTTTATGAAATGCACGCTAGCATAGATCCTAATGGCTCCCATAATTAATCCTTGTAACCCAGCCGCAGACGGTCTTTCAAGAATTCTGTTGTACGGCAGTTCTAAAACACAATCTGGATCCGATTTAAGACGTTCATCTTCCGGAATAAATGGATAAGCTTCGCTGATCTTTTGATCAATATCGGCAAAATCAATTAAGTCGGTTCTATATGGCTTACATGGGCTTAGCTCAGGAAACATAATATCTACAAATCCAAGCCAGCCTTTGTTTTCAAGCGGCTTAATATAGATGGGAGGATTCATATAATTCCCCCCATATTGCATGGGATCCAAATAAAACACCCGATTTTCTCCCTCCCTCTCTCCATTATCTACTTCGTATTGCATCCGACTAATGCCTAAAATTTGGTCATCATTTGAATAAGGCTCCCCCTCATCTGTTGTTGCCTTATAATAAAGCTCCCCATCTTCCGTCAAGTATTCTATATCTTCGGTCGTTAAGTCATCAAAAACCGCTCCGTACATAAAAGAAGAAGAATTTTGAGCTACGGCATCAATAAATGTGTCGGTAATGGCACTCATAAAAGTATCATATGATGTTTTAAGCGTGCTTGCTTCCACATCAGTTCCGGAGTCGGAGAGCAAATTCTTTAATAATATAATTTGAGGAAGATAATCTTGATGAGTTTCAAAAGTATTCAAAAAATCAGTATAATATGATGGGCGAAAGGATGCCCCTTTCTTAGCCTCTTGATCTTCATCTAAATTAAATTCAATAAAAAGCTTATTTAAGGTGTCATCCACTGCTAAAAATTCAAACTCTCGGGATGTAATGACGGTCTCGTCGTCATCGGTACCGACCGCAGCTTCCGCTTTTTCGGCTTTGGTCATAAACTCAGTAGCCGGATTGGGATTTGAACCTACATTGTATATATCTGTAATTTTAATTCTTACATTATCATCTTTTCTATTATGATATACATCTTTTCCTGTTTCGATGTCGACGCTCTCCTCAATATCCGAGAGAAACATTTCTATATTAAACCCATAACCAAAAGCATTATCTGCTTCGCCGGCACCATTGTCATAATAATCCAAAGTCATATCTGGGGTTGCTGTCCGAGCATTTTTAGTAAAAACAATTTGCTCCGTTTCTAAATCTGGTGCGCTTCTTTCGACATTATATCCCATATCAGGTATCATCAACAATTGCTGTGGGCTTCCGCGGAAACTAGAAATACCAAATGCTTCAAATGATTTTTTATAGGTGGTGGCTTCCTCAATATCATTAGAGGACTCAAAAGTTACGCCTGTTGCTCCCATATCTTGGAGATAGCTTTCTAGCCATCCTGCCACTTTTTCTGGATATGCTCCTTTTTGGTCCACTGCGAGAGCATATGCTTCGCCGGTTTCCGACTCGGTCTCATTAACATAAAAATCAACATAATTTTGTTTTCCAAAATCACCGAACACCTTTCTTTGGTGTGCGGTAAAAGGCATTCCCATAGTATCACAGAGGATCATATTGATGAGTCCCCAATTTGCCATTCCAGGGCCGTTGCCTAACATATCATATGAAAAATCAATTTTCAATTGATCTAGGTCATCACTTAGTGCGCCAGTGGTGGCTGCTACCTCTGATGGTTCTTCAAAAGGAATAATTCCATTGTCACAGCCGGGATCTGAAACCAGAGGAGGCATATTATCTGCTATATGGCAGGGAATACCGCATTGAAGCACGGAGCCTAAATTATCCAAGTCGCGGAGAGCCTTGTTCTGCATGTTGTCGAACATTTGATTACATTGTTCCTGGGTCGCTCTTCCTTCTAACAGTTGGCATCTTAAATCTTTAAAGTCGTCTAGCTGTTCAGGCGTGGCACAAAGTGTGGGATTAGCCGGCATTGAATCGAGACGTGAGGGTGCGCGGACTAAATCTTTCATTTCTTTTTTAACATCTTCGGGAAGTATATTACCCATATTAGAGAAAAAGCCGCCTAGGGCATCTTTATTCGGAAGAGCCGAACGATAGTCCGGATATTCAAATTCAATAATTTGATCGCAAATTGTCAAAAAATCATCTCCTGGTTCACCTAAAAATGCATTATATATTTCATTAACTGTGGACGCCGAGGAAATATCTTCAGCGAAGGACAGTGCTTGTTCTGTGTCGGCCAAGGCCGCAGCACCCACTCCCATCGAAGAAACCATATCGATTACCGTATTTTCAATCTGTTCTTGTGTGGCATCATCACCGCAAATGGAATCACGAACCACATCTTGAAAAGTAGTGCGACCGGTGGCCATGGCAGGCAGTGAGGCTGCTAGATCTCCCGCCACTTCCAACGCCTTACACATAGCATTTCCTATAAGCTGACACAATTTGACGAGCAATTTCATTAGAATATTAACCAAGGCGGCGGTAATTGCTGCCTTAATTGCATCCCACAAGAATGACCAAAAATCAGCCCACTTGGGAATCCATCCAAAAGGATTTTCAAGACGTGGTGCTACCACTTCGCCGCGGTGGCGGCACCAGGGCAATTCTAAATCTTTAAGCCAATCCATAACACTCGGATTTAAAATCGGAGGCCGTGGACAATCCAAAGCCGCCAAGAGCCGGGCGATCAACGGTGCGCCGGGAAACTTATTAAGCTCCGCGATTAAATCCAATAAATTATCAGAATAAGTTTCTATCAAAGCCAGAGCATACGCCTCCAATACAATATTGGGACTTAGCTGGTTTTGCGCTTGCGATTTTACATCCAGTTGTTGGGCCAATGTTCTTGTTTGTAATTGGGAGGATTGCTGCATCTCAGTGGGCGTCATTCCTTTGTTTTCACGCATACCGGTCGACTTCTCTTTTTTCTTCTCTTCTTCAATTAATTCGCGATCACCCCAAATATGTAATGTATCTGTATTAACGCTTACTTGTCCAGCTAACGCATCAGAAACTTCTTGACCGGCGCCGGCGAGGCCTCCTTGATCGCTGGCCTCAAAAATATCTCCACTTTCCAATTTCTTTTTTACAAGCGCATCTAATTCATCTTGTTTATCTGGCGGAAGCCCAATAAATAAATCTCCAAAATTCTCGATAGACATTGTCCTTAAAGCTGTTTGAATTATTTTAGCGAGCGCGTCTTCCAGTGAAAGACCACCCATCAAACACTGAATTGCGTCTACTGAGAGCCCTAACAGTCCGCATTCCTTTACTCGTTCGAACCCAAATTTCCATAAATCATCTAATTCTTTGCCAATTCCCAAATTTGGAAAGGCGCCGTGAGCAGCTAATCCTCCAATTAATGCGCAAAATCTTACAAACACTTGATCATCGGATTCCAGTTCCTTAAAGGCTTGCTCCATTGCCATCACTTTCCAGTTCTTTGATTCTTCGGTATTTGGATCGTAAATAATACCCAATTTGCCAAATTGTTCAACGGTTTTTCCTAAACTTTTTTGACACAAACTTTTATGAAATTGATATTCAATAGCATCTCCAATACTAAAAACCTCATCCATAATATCCTGACCAAGTTGTTTTCCTTCTTCTTGTAAATTAGCCGCAATACAACTACCAACGCTATTTTCTGGATCGGTATTAGAGTGTGCTGCGTTAATACTCGAATAAATGGCTGGGTATGTATGTTCTTTGACAAATTCTAGCCACGGTTTTGGTTCGCGAGCTTCTAGATCTCGCTCCATATCATCCAGTCGTGCAAGATAGGCCATAGCCGTAGGGTCTTTAAAAGATGGCTTGTTCTTTAAACCGCTCAGGTTTTTAATAAACAGAATGGGCTTTTCTCCGCATCCTTCGGTAAAGATTTTAAGGAGCTTTAATTCGAATTTTTTAGAAAATTTAAACTCCACACTTATCACTTTATCTTTAAATCCACCACCGAATCCTACACCGCGAATATTATAACCCTTTCCATTCAAAAAACTGTCTAGGTCTGGTAAGATTTTTCCCATTACCGAATTGGGTAGTAGTCCTAAATCTCCATATGGAGACAAACTAAAAACAGTGGGCGACCACTGTGATTGAACTGGTGCCGCGGGATCCCCTAGTCCTTCCACTTCTCTATATAATGAGGTGGAATCATCTACATATAATCCTCCTCCTTCTACTGCCATATAGATCTTTTGATAGCGACTATACAAATTAAGTCCCTTTCGAATTTTAATTAACTTAACTTTAAGATCGGAGATATTATAAGATACTTCTGTATCTTCTCCATCGGCTTCTTCCTCGTCCTCTTCATCTTCGGCTTCTTCTATCGCCTCTAAATCAGAGTATGGTACTGAATAAAGAAGTTTTAAGCGCGAACGTGGTCGGGGATCTAAATCATATTCCGTATAATCCACAACCTCTTTCAACGCTTCTATTGATTCTTCGGATGTATCCTTATTATAATATTCCAATAAGGCTTCCATGGCCTCGTCTACATATTCTTCAAAGCGCTCTTCAATGCCTTCTTCCGCTTCTTCCGGCGTTAGGACATTCTCAGTATCTTTTTCCAACAATGACGCAGTTATTGTAGTCTTATATTCTGTTATTATAGTGATTTGATAGAGACATTCTTGTTCATTAAGGAAGGGGGAGTCTTTTGTAGTACTTAACCAATCCGGTACTACTGCACTAGGTTTAGGAGTGCAGTCCCAACATACATTTGCTTCCGGGATATCTACTAGATCTGCGCATGCGTCAGCTAACATATCCCCGTCTTTGTCTTGCCATTTAAGGAATTTTGATTCTGCCATTTTCTTACCTTTAATTACGTTGTAAAAACATTTCTACTGCAAATAAATTTATACCCATAGGGTTGTAAATAATTAACTTCCCACATAATTTTATTTATTCTAGAATGATAAAGAGGGTTTTTAGATTTTATCTTCAATAAAAGATTGGCTTTAGTCGCGAGGGCTCCCACAGCTTGGCGTGCCACTGCTCTCGGAGGGCCACGTAAAATCATTGCCTTTCCGACGGCTGAATTAAATCTACTCTGTTGTTTAACAAAGGTAAATAAAGCTGCCCAAATCTCACCGATAATTCCGCTCAACTCTAACAACGCATCACGTGTATTTTGACCTAGTAAAAGTGGCTGTAAATATTCGTAAGATTCCATCGGGTTAAACATTCCTCCCCATACGATTTTTGAACCGGTATTATTTCCCGCAATCAACTCAATGGGTGGTGACGGTTGTTTTATATCTCCTCCTCGCGAGTTCAACTCTCCATCTATACCAAGTCCATCAAAGCCTTCTCCTTTTCCAGTCACAATCTTAATACCTTCACGGCCAATAATTCTAATACCATCCGCTTTAATTCCGATACCAGAGCGCCCAACTGATGAACCAATAATTCCATCTGCTAATCCAAAGTTCTTATCTATATCAGTTAATTGGCTAATGTAAATTCTAGCTGCGTCTGTGGCAAAATCATTGTCAATTTGGGTTCCTTCTTCTAAGCCAACTAAGGAAGATTTTCTTCCTACTACCAAATCAATTCGATGGGCTCGTTGGGCTCCTATTTTACCATAGCCACTAGACACCGTAGAGGGGCGATCTGCTCCAAAAGAAATAAAGGCGTTTTTTTGACTAATTGTTTTTTCATTAGGAGCGGGAATATACTGATATTCTGGTTCTGGTGTATCTTGGTTAAAGAGCCCACTATCAGAAGGTGCCTTATTTAATGTCATTCCTTCTTTTAGTTGAGACTGTACAGAACTAATATATAATTTTTTCCACGCACTAAAATCTTCTTCGATGAATACGCCTCGTTTTGCCATTTTATTTTCTCTCTTGTTTGTAAGTGGTTAGCATATGTTTCCAATCTCAACATAATAGGTGCTCGGGAACATCCCGCCGGGTTTCGTAGTACCCAATTTACCATCGGCTCTATCTTTACCTTGCTTGCGAACTTTCACTGCTCCGCCGGCGCCCTTCAAGTGCGACATACCCAACATGCCTGCTACATCTTTGGGGTTATCCATATCCACCGCATTCTTACCATTGAGATAAGACAAATTGGAACTACTAAATTTATATAAAGCCTCATTCTGCGCGTCTTGCGATTTATACCAATCTTCCTGTGAGCTTATCCCCATGAACTTGGTCCAACTATTTGGATCATTATACATAGCTTTAACTGCGGTGCCCTGTGTGACTGATTGACACCCATCACAATTCCATTTTTTGCCGGCGGAAGCTTTAATAAACCCATACTTTATCATTAACTCTACTGAAAATTGATAACGACCAGTATAACCGGCTGGGTTGTTAGAACTCCAACTTCCTTCATGGGCTGCGAGGGCCGCAACATACTTATTCCATAATGCATCCCCAAAATACTTTTTGACATCGGTGCTAGCTGCATTCGCAGGCTTACATGCGGCAGAAGCAGCATGTTTAATGCGAGAAAAATCTATTGTTCTAGAAGTGCCTGGTAGGCCAACCCGTGCATAAGGGCCCGTTCCGCCGGCGCCTGCTCTGCCAACCCACGCCACATCATTAGGGTCAAAATTTTGAAATAGCGTTTGACAAGATTTTTGCGCTTCCGATTGTTTTGGTGTGATCAGGGAAGTGTCGACAAGATTGAGAAATTGTCCATAATATAAATTATATCCAAACAGATTCTGACTCAGTCTTACATTAACTAAATCTCCTTGTTTCGGCAATTTAGAGCCTTCGCCAGAAATATAATCTTCGGTGGAAATAAATGTGGTATGTAAAGCGGTGATTTCTCGGGCCTTTTCTGGCTTATTGGCATAAGTTTCAGAACAAGGATCTGGCAAAAATGAATGAGGTGAATTGGCGCCATCTATACGGGCTTTAAAAATGAATTTGGAGATGACTGTCGGGGGTGTAGGATCGCTCTCGTCTAGTCCAAACGTCCCTTTCAATTTCTCAAAAAAGCCGGGGCTTGAAGCCGCTTGGGCTGTTGATGAATCAAAGAAAATGCTAGCCTGATTGGGATCTAAGGGAAATGGATCCGTTAAAACAATAGCAGTAAACACAGTTTGTGGACCCTGTGCATCATATTCCATGGCCGCTTGAATGCTGGTGGAATACAAATCGTAGGCATTGCTATCGTCACTTAACGAGTCATCCCAAAAGTTTTTAAGTTGATCAAGTACACCCATGCATTTTCTCCTTATTCCGGATCATCGCTGTCCTCGTCGCGTGGTGAGATGTCATCATCTGTCTCTGGTGTTT